AGCGGAAAGACCACGGCCGGCAATATCGGCGACACCATCCTCTCCTTGAAGATTGGTATTGATTACTTCAGATACATCAAGATTGCGAGCAAAACCACCAAGGTATTGACAACGATAAGAATTGTATTGCGATGCAGGCACATTCCAATGTTTACTTATCTGTTCTTTGTAATCAGAGTCTCCAGAAAGGGTAATCTCCTTCCATTTTTGGAGAGCTTCGGCTTGACGGAGGACAAGAATCGAAAGACCAATAGACATGCCTGAACCACTAACAGGAAGGTTTAATTGCGTCGAAGGATATAAGTTATTCAACGCAACAGAAATCGGAGAACTTTTTAATCCACTCAATCTAATTGTTTCAGGATCGACAGGACTACCAGTTGACGTTGATGTCGCATCGAAACCTAAGGGGAAAAATTCATGACCTGACAGATGACTAGCAACCTGGAACTTCATAGTCTTACTATTTCCTGAAGAATTCCATACAGCACGCAATCCTGAGAAATCACCTGTCAATGGACCAGCAATAGCAACGTCACCATACTGCGGTTGTGGGAGCATACCGTTTACAAGGTCTTTGTCAAAATTTACGTGATGAAGCGTGAAAATTGTCGGCGTGTTAGCTGTACGACCGGACATCATACCGGTAATATCCATATGAAGCTTATCTTCCGAAAGGATATAGTCCAAATTATAAGTCCAAGGCGCAGCATCTTCCCATTGACTAAAGCGAAAATAGTCCTGATATATTTTATGATACGCTAAAAGAGGAAAGGGGTTGAGCGCAACAGATTCTACACCTGTTGGAGCTAACGTAACAGGATATCCAAGATATGTAAGAAGCTTTGACATATCACCTTGGGCATATTTAGCTTTGTCCGAACCTGTATGCCAATAATCCAAATACGCCTGAGCTTCTTTAGATCCCATCGTAGAGTAAGCGCCAACAATATCTCTATCCGTAAGGTAGGGAGAAGTTGTGAAATTATCTGCAGCAGTTAAATTAGACTTTGCATGATAAGCATTCTTTGTTTGGACAATCCATGACTCAAACTTATCCCAAAGAAGGTTGTAGGGAACAAAATAGAAATCGTAATATTCACGAACACGTCCAAAAGTTGCCTTCTGAACCGGAAGAGTCCTCATAAAACTCTTCCCATCAATCTTAAAAGAATCGCCGGGAAGCAAGTCCCAATACTTGACGGGGAGCATCTCTCCTACTTTAGCCGTGAAGCACATTCGGGAAGATAAGTCAAAGCCGGCACGATGAACATTATTACTCACCGACTTGAAATCCATGATATTTGCCATAACTGATAAAATTTAATTATTAAAAAGGTATTTCACCATCAAAAGACACACGGCAGTCGTATTCTGTTGTAGCGCGCATTACAATATCATACGTCAAACCATAACTCTCATGAGAGCGAATATAATCGATAAGCATATCAAAACTCTGAAACACCATGCAATCATAAGGCCTACCTTGAAATGATACATGGATCAAATATTCAACAACTTCCCTGTCCGGGAATTCACTAAAATCAAGCACTACAGCTTTTTTCTTCAAAAATGCAGTTTTTCTCATTTTGTTTTTTATGTTTTATAGAATTTTCAAAGGTTCGAGAATGGTTCATGTATAAGGCTTTATACATATAACTATTCTGATATGAATTATTATGTTTGACCAAATCATAGAAATCCTTACCTAAGAATATGGAAAGGAAAAAGAGTCTCTTGAATGAGGTTACCTTTTCTGGAATATCAGATTTTAGATACGTAGACGGATCTTCCTCGGATGAGATATTTGAATAATCAAAAACATAATCCTCTAAGGGGTAATCTGCGGAACGAGTAGCTCTACTCCTACAGAATCGAAGATAATCTGAAGAAGATTTGTCTCTGTAATATCGTTGTATAATATCAAAATACTCACGAGGAGTACGATTGTAACGGTCACACAACCGAAAAAATCGGGAAGAAAGGTAGAGTCCCGAACGGACAGCAGAAGAAATGTTAGAGCTGCCACGAAAAAGATAATCGAGAGTGAAACCACCAGAAGCAATAGATATATCATACTTTGTTCTACCTGTTTCTAAATATGAAATCATTTCGGAGATTGAGTTTGGGTATTGTCCTGTTTCTCGCTCAATCGCATTACCCAGTCGAGATACGAGTGTATACCGTAAGTAAAGGATGTACCAAGGGCTTTCGTCATATCTAAAACATCGTGGGAATAAATGATGTTGAAACGAAAGGGAGGGAGAAATTGTATGTGGCTTACCATTAACAACATAGTTTCGTTCAGCAAGGTATTGATAGGTAATTTCTGAGATATCTTTATCAAGGTCTTCATCCGGTGAATAGCCGTAGTACGTAGAGTGGACGACGAAAGGTCTAAAACGTTTGTAGCTGAGTATTTTAGGTAAACGTGCAAAGCTATTAACGTATCCTGCACAATAGTTTCCAGCGGAACTTCCTTCGGAATACTCGATACGCAAATCGCCCATTGTCCAAATTTTAGGAAGAGCTTCGGATAAGAACTTTGCGAGACTCTCATTGTTGGTGCTGATGATGCCATGGTAATGCGGACGAAAGCGTTCGGGACCATACTCGCCACAAATATAGTAGGTGAATTTACAATCACCTCGGAGAACTCCAAGTTTTTTCTTTCTAACTGTTTCATTTCGTATTGATTTTAAAAATAATTGAATATCTCTTTTTGAAAGCACACCAAAAGCATTACGCTGATGAATCAAATCAAAATGAGTGCCTACATGAGCACGTCTATTTCTACGAGTAGGATGATACTTGCGCTGAAAGGGGAGTTCGTATAAACGCTTATCTTCTTCCGTCTTATACGAAAAGCAAAGTTTACGCATAAAAACATCGTTAAAAAGTTGACGCTCTGTCTGTTGCTCTATTACCATACGCGAATTAGACACATGAGTTACCCTGTACGTAGGGAGATACCTATCGGAATAAGTTATCGTGAAAAACAGATTATACTTATGCTTCTGCATGTGTAAATCAACCTTTGTTTGATTATCAAAGCGTTTCTTATTTAAACAAGCATAACACCTTCCGCAGGGAACCTTAAGAAGTTTACCTGCTGCATTCACAATTTCTATAGGATGTAGACAACTCATGATGCAAATATAAGGGTTTGTTTTGAAACATGCAAATATAATAGTCACTATTTCATAAGTAGGCCAAGAGGAGGGAGCGAAATTGATGAGGGAAGATTTCGCCGTTCCGGAAATAGTGGTGATTTCATAATCCGAGGTTAAGGAGAAGTAAGGGCGCATCGGTGTCGCAAACGCTTCCTCCTTTCGGAGGCTAAGGTTAATTGATTGAGTAAAAATATCTTACAAAAGTCATGCTAGTCTACAGTTGCTCTATTGTAGCTGTTGGCAGGAGGATTCATGACCTGTATGCGGTGTGGCCACAACTACGCTACGCTTCATTACGGCCACACCACATACAGGTCGGACAGAACCATGCGGGCGGCGCGCAGTTCTATGGTGTGCTGATGGTAGCAAATGGCATACAAAGATACCTTTGCTGCTGAAAAATTTTCTTTCTTATTTATTTTGAAAAGCAAAGATAGGTATTCCGTATATTAGGCCAATAGGCGTTACCATAATTTAACAGGCGCTACGCTTCTATTAAATTATGCCAACTGATTGTCCTAATCTACTCCATGCCTAAATGTCGCTTGTCAAAAGAAAAAAGAAAAAAAATTTGGGAGGGCTATGCAGGACGCGTTAGTATATAAAAGTAGGAGGGCGAAATGCTCTCCTACTCAACGAAACGAAACTACTGATACCAAACAGGGGCAGGTATTCCTTCAACGGGTGAAGCTTTCTTGCCTTTTGGGCGGAAAAATCGACCAATGGAAAAAATATCTGCGGCTTTTCCTGCGGCGCCCAGTATATCATTAATACCTCGAAATGTCTGAGTCCACTCTTCAGGCATAACAACATGGTCTGCTACAATGGAAGCGGCAATCTTATCAACTTCTTCCTTTTTGTACTTCGGCATATTATTATAGTTCTGACGTTGAACAAGAGCATTGGCAACAGCCTCTCTCTTGCGAGCGTAGTTTAAATCACGGCGAGAACAAATCTCTTCAATCTCTCGAGCAGCCCTTTCAAGTTGCAACGGTTGCATCTGACGACCTGTATCTAGATTTAATTGTGCAATCTGGTTCATCGTTTGATTTAAATCTATCTGAGACTGAAGATGATTCATCGTGTATTGCATTGCATGAGGTTCAAGTTTAGCCTTAAGCTTCTGAGCTTCATAGGTATCCTCGAAGAGATTGTTCTTCAAAATTTTATACTTCTTATCCTCATCAAGGCCATCGGCTGTTAAAACCTTAATAGCAAGATCTGCGTCTGCGTTTCGCCTGAAATATTCATTCTGAAGAGCTACACCTTCAGTTTCCTCTTTCGTTTTAGCAACATCCGCCATCGTCGCGTCTATACTTGCAAACATTCCTGCATCGTTAAGTCCTTTTCCGAGATTCCACTGATTAAAGGCTTCCATCCGAGCAGCTTGCATTGGCAACTGAGCAGGAACTCCTGCGGCTGGCATAGAAGATGCCGAAGCGGCAGGTTGAGCACCCATCATTATGTACGGATTAAGACCAGCATCGAGATATCGCTGCTTCTGAGCCTCAGGCGAATTGTATGCATTCGTGGTGTTGAACATCTTCCATTGTTGCGAAACTTGGTCTTGATACATCTTCTGTGCGTAATCAAGCTGAGATTGGTTTATTGCCATGTTTGCTTGATTCGTCTCACGCTGTGCTTGAAGATTGTATTTATTAGCTTGGTTCTGAGATGCCGCATTCATTGCGGAAGAACCTACTCCAAATAAACCAGAGATGCCAGCACCTAAAGCAGTCCAAAAATTCATCCTACAGACTCAGAGGAATCCTGAGACGAAGCTTCCTGCTGTGCTTGTATTTCTGCAGCCTTTGCCTGTATAGCCTGAATTTCCTCATCTGTATTCATCATAACAGAACGCATATACTCTTGCATATCTGCGGCAGATTGAATATAACGAGATTTAACGGCAGAAGCAAGTTGGTCGTCTGTAAATCCTTTAAGGGAATCAGGCCGAGCAGATTTGAGATTATTCACTAGTCGATCTAAAGCCAAAGGAGATGCTTGCATTAGACGTTGCTGATTAAATAGTAAGGAAATGTCTGTGGTTATAAATGTTACAGACTCCTTCTCAGAAACTTCAATGGTTTCATGATAAAAATCATCGAGCTCCGTAGGCTGTGTGACAATGGAAATCGTATCAGGACCAGTAATATCCTGAAGGGTTGTACCAAAAGGTCTTATTTCTTGAAACATATCATTTAATTTTTAAATCAATACTTGCAGAATCTGCACTATTTGAACTCGTAGAAGAATTTTCAAAACTGCTGTTTGTATTATCCCTCTGAATTTGAATAGTAATGGTGCATGCACCTATCACCAGACATAAAGCGGCTATCAAAAGCCAAATATACTCCTTTTTCATATTAATACGGCATACCATCGCGAGAAAGATTTCGGACGGCTTTTACATCAAAATAAATTGTATTCAATAACTGATCGGAAGCGACAGTGTTATCCGCTTTTGCTACAAACATATTATCACAAATTGAAGGTGGAACCTTGTACGCACGATAAGTAAGGGGTGTTTGAGTTTGAGCAACCGTGGCGAGAGTATGTGGTAGAACCCAATTGACATTTGTTGTTGCGAAAGAACCTTTATATAAATCCAAATCCGTTTTATATTCTGCATAACGAGGCACATATCCAGCGGGAACCGTGGGAGAATTGCCATTATACATGATATTGAGACGAAGTAATGGCTGCATGCCTATACTATCGAATTCAGGTATAGCATAATCTGTGGCTTTAACCTTCGTTAAGCATGGATGAAGTATATTTATAGAGTTCCACTCAACAATCGGCTTAGCATGATAAATACACATTATCAGACCATAAAGGTCATGATTCTTAAAGTTAATCTTACCATTAGAAGCGGAAAGACCACGGCCGGCAATATCGGCGACACCATCCTCTCCTTGAAGATTGGTATTGATTACTTCAGATACAT